ACTACCGGCAGGATGCCACCCGGGAAGAACTGACCGAGGACTATCTTGACGACCTGTTTGCCACCTTATTTGACAACAATGACCTTGGCTCCGACTATGACCGCATCCCTGACATTGACCTCCTTGACTGACCTCCAGCGTGATTCCCTCGCCGAGGTTATTGTTGCGCGATACCTTGACGGAATGGGTGTGGACGAACTCGAACAGTACTTCCGGGACACTCAGTACGACCACTTGGAAGATTACAGTGACGAAGAACTTCTCACTGAGTTAAAAGATCTTGTGGGAGAGGAAGAGTTTAATGCAGCCATTAACTTCAATGAGTGAAGATTCCCAATCCCTGCCGATTATGCGCGGTACGGTGCAACGAAGGTTGTTCAAGAACGGT